CGGCATCAGCTGTAAATACAAATTCGTTCTTTGATAATCTAGCAGGAACGTCATCTGCTTTTTCTTTAGCTCCAAGCGGTACAAAACCACCGCCTCTTAAATCCATTTCATTGCCACCAAGGTTCATCATACCACCTTCGTTAGCACCTATTCTTCCACCTTCAGCTGCGTAAATATTATCTGGTCCTATAAAATTAAAACCTCTGTTATCTCCTCCTTGTATTCTAGCTCTAGCACCACTTATACCATCTTTAAATAATGGACTGTTGTATTGATCTATTCTAGCTAATGTGTTTTCATCCATGGGTCTTTCATCAGCTTTACCTTGGCTATAAACACCTGCCATTGCAAGTGGAATACCTATTGATGCTATTGTTTTACTTAATCCACCAACATTATTACTTCCTGTTATACTTCCTATAGCTCTTGTATCTAATTCTTTTTGTATGGCTCCTTCACTAACTCCACGTGCCTCCAATATTTTTCTTAAATTTGTTGATTGCATTTTTTCCAATCTAGGTAGATTTGAAGACTTCATTCCTACAGCATATTTTAAATTTTGAGGTCTAAATCTAGATAAAAAACCACCTAACCCTGTTTTACCTATACGAGCTGCTTGTCCTGATTGTGTCATAGAACCAAGACCTGCTCCTGCCGCATATAACAAAGCAGCTTTACCTATATCAGATTTAAAAACTTTCTTAACTGCTCTTGCAGCTTTTTTAAAAAAACTACCTATACCATAGGCACGTCTACCATCAGAACCCATGATACCACCATAAGCAGCCATCTCTCTTTGAGGTTCCATCATTGCTTGTTCTTGCATTTGTGGTTGCATCATTTCAGATTGCATCATTTCTTGTTCTTGCATCTGTCCACCTTGTTGTTCGGACATTGCTTCCATCATTAATTGTTTGTAGGCATCAAAAGTTGTACCTTGAGGTACATCACCTTTTCTTAATGCGTTTAAAAATAATTGATATAGTTCTGCATCAATACCTGGTGCTGATGCCATTTCTTCTTGTTGTGGAATTTGACTTCCTTCTAATCTTAAATTAGGTGCACCTGCTTGTAAATTTTCTTCTTCCATTCCACCCATATTAAATCCTGTTCTGCCACCTTGAGCAAATCTTCTTGCTACTTTATTGTCTCTTGCGGCGTATAAATCAAAGTCATAAGGAGTTGGTTCTTCCTCGATAACTTCTTGTTGTATATTTGGTTGTATCATAAATGGGGCTTGGATCAAGGGAAATTCATTATCTCCGTCTGGAGTAATATCTGGTCTAGTTGTTCTTGTTGGATTAAATTGAGTTGTAAAACTACCACTTAATCTTGCGTTGTTAACTGCAGCATCTACTGCATCTTTCCTTGCTTTTTCTTCTCTTCCTTTACTAATCATTTTACTTACTGCTAGTGCAGTTAAACCAAAAGGATTAGCTACTCCTAAAAAACCTAAGCCTGATCCAATAGCCATATTTTTTGCTGTGCCTTTTGCATAATCAATACCTTTATCTAATAAAGTTTCTTCTTCATCCACAGGTGGTGGTCTATTTGCTGCAGCTCTAACGTCAAACGTAGATGGATTAACATATCCTCTATCTACAAAAGTTTTACCAAAAGGATTTACCCTAGCTTGTTCTACTGCGCTGTCAGTTATTTTTTGTTGTTTCTCTTGTCTCTCTCTTTCTTTCCTTTGTTCTTCTACTCTGGCTGCTTGTGCAGCTGCTGCTCTTTCAGCCTCTCTATACCCTCCAGTTATAGTACCAAAATTTCCTCCATCAGAATCTCCTGCTCCACCTGATCCAAAAGCTGCTTCACTTAAACTTTCAGAAACAGAACCAGCACCAACACCTGGATCAAAATAACTTTTAATACCTGTGCCGTTTACATCTATACCAGCACCACCCATTTTTTTTAATAGCTTAGCTTCTCTAGAATTAATGTAGGCTAGTCTTTCACCTTTAGGTGCTATTTTATTTAATAATTGTTTTGCTTGTTGTGCTCTAGTTATTGCCATAATCTATACTGTTACTTGTCGTGGTTTAATTTCTAAGGCAGACAAAACTACATGCAAACGATTAGCTGTAGCTGCTGTAATTTTAATAATTTCACTTTCCTCTACAACTAGAGGTGCAGTCAATAATTCAACTGTAGCGTTAGCGCCGATAGCTTTAGTCTTAAACAAACTAAAAACGGCGGAACTTGTGTTAGTTAATGATACAGTAATTGTGTCTGCATTACCAGTGTCTTCTGACACTAAAATTGATTTAATTACAGCTGTTGTGGCTGTAGGTACAGTATATATAGTAGTAACGCTAGTTGTTGTTAGGTCTACTTTTTTGTTTACAAATGAGTTTGCCATTAATTTAAAAAAAAGTTAAACGCTTCAATCTCATCTTTTAAGTCTTGTTGAAACGTAGTGTTAAGTTTTTGTAGTACAGCATCTAAATCTCTATTTAAAGACTGAGCATTTAATTGATTATATTCTTTTGATGGAAAAGTTAGTACCTGTGTTATTCTAGCCATTATCTTCTACCATCTGGTTGTATATCTAATCTAAATGTACCAAGTTTCCAAAATTGACTTGTACTTGTGTTAGATACTTTTAATGATATAGCACGTGCTCTTGCTCTTGTATCTATTTTTTTAGTGCTTGTTGTAACTGTAAATGGTCCTAATGCTGAGCTTGCTTCTACGTCAGTTGGAAAATCTCTTAGTTGTAATGTAATTGTTGCATCTCCTGTTTGAGATAAAAAGTCTGGTAATACTCTGCTTATTTTCATCATGTATTCACCATCACCATCTGTACTTGCTCCACCTTGTTTATTAATAGATATATCAAAATCCCCTGATTCTATATTTGCAGCAATAGCTGATTCAGCTCCTTCTTTAACTTGGTTTAATCCTTTTTCATGTTCATAGTATATTGAAACACCATCACTGTTTCCTTGTACATATGTTGCTGAACCTACTGTACCATTTGTAGAGGTATCATATTCTGTTGCATGTGGTTTACCAAATACAGCTGAGTCTGTCCAAGCTGTTCTATTTAATGTACCTGTTGTCCAGATAGGTCTTTGAGCTGAAGAGTCAAAATAATTATAAGTTACAACTCTGTTAACTGTGTTGGCACCAGAAGATACATAGAACCAATTAATCTCACCAAACAAATTGTTTAGTCCTGCGTTAACGTGTTGTTTAGTTACTGTATTTAAATCATCAAAAACAAAATCTTCTACTAGACAAGGTAGTGATTCTAACTGTCCACCATATCTAAAGAAACCATTTTCTGACATCCAATAAACTGTACCATCAACTTCTACTGCAGCGTTCTTACCAATCAATCCACAGTTAGTTCCTACTTGTTCAAAGGCAAATGTAAAAGGTGCACCAACAAAACGCATTAAAAATAATGCTGTGTCAGTCCATACATAGATTGCATTTCTACCTCTAAGTGCGCCCATGATCCGTGATCCATCGGCCAGTCTTTGTGTACCAGCACTATTGGTTGCTGTAGGTACGTAGTCTGTAATATCTTCTTGAGAAGAGAATCTTATAAACATTTGATCTTGTGTAGATTTAGTTCCAATAGTTGTTTCAGTTCCAAAAAATACTAAGTGTCGATCCGGTGTAGATACTAACATATCACGTGACGCTGTAGGTGCACCTGATGCTAAAGTTGCTCTTGTGTTTGTAGCGTCTGTACCTTCAGAACTCCAAGTAAAAGTTTCACCACTAAATATTGTTGCAATTAAAGTATTACCAAAATTATCTAATGCCCATAAACCTGGTGCTGTAATTATATCTCCTGATGGAGCTGCACCCCAACCAGAATAAGCTGCTGCTTCCGTAACAACCGCACCTGAAGAATGTGTTGCTGCCGTTGTACCATTTGCTCCTCTAGTTAATCCTGATAAAGTGTTACCACTTACCGAACTGTATGCAATTAATTCTGTACCAATGATCACGGTTCCTGATGAAGGAAATGATGTAGCACTAGCTATTGTTAAACTTGTAACTGATGCGTTGATACCAGAAGCTAATGAAGATACAAATGTACCAGAAGCTGTTCCACCCCATTGACCTAATGACCAACCCGTGGCTGCTACTTCAACAGCAGGTCCTACTCTAAAATAAGCTTGTACTCTGATACCACCAGAAGTTGTTGCACCAGATCCACCTTCAGTGGACGCTAAAAGTACTGTGCAAGTTCTATCTGTTGGAATAGATTTAATTTCAAATCTAATATTATCAAAATTTGTAGAGTTAAAATTAGAATTTGTAATAGATGAAAAATTATCACATAAGATAACGTCACCAATGTTTAAACCATGGTCTGCTGCAAAAGTTATTGTAACTGTTGCTGATCCATTAGTT